GCATATGCGCATGCAGACTTGAGGTTTGGCACTTTTGCCTTTTTGAACTTTAAGGAGTACATTAGAGCATTTTCTAATGCTTTCTTTTCGACTCAAACAAGTTTAATTGACAACCAAATTCTCGCCAACTATGGCTTAAATAGTGTGGATCAGTATATCCACTAAATAAATTCTTATCAGAAGTGATATAAAATACTAGTTTTGGCAAACTTTAAAGCCTATATATGTATACAGACCGATTGATGTCTATAAACTAAGAAATTTTGAAAAATCTTAAACGATGGTACAATATTTATTGTAGAATATAATCCATGTCCTAGCACAAGTTAGGGACTCGTGCCTCTTAATTGAGGCACAAAGAACGTCGACGCGAAACACTTTGACAATGAATTAAAGTAGGATCATGTCTAGTATTATCTATGACCAACTGGAAGATGGCGTGACGATAGTGTGATAGCTATTATGGAGGTTAATCGACCCCTCCATTTTATTCCCTTCAAACGGAACATTCGTCGCGAATATACGCGGTAGTAGAGAACCTAGACTCAGTCTATTTGGAAGCATAGGTCCGGCAAAATATAAGACCGGGGTACTGACTGCGAAAGGATAGAGTGCTGCTTGAAAGCATTTTATGAGTATTAGTGTAGAGACCTGAACAGACTCGCTCAAAAAGTTGTTCAAACCCCTAAATCAAATCAAAAAGTAATTATAAGATCAAAACGTTTTCTAGGGTAAATTCGAAGCAGATATGACTATCTTTAAAAAGTCGCAAATCAGTGTCTGCAATCACTGTGAGGGAAGTACTACATTCTCTCCTTCTCATCTAAACAATGAGAGAAACAATTCATCATTTAGTCCTCAATTGGGTACTATTGGTGAAATCGTCGCAACGGGACAAAGCATGTCAATGAAAGACTTGTTGAACTTTACGTCTCGTGCAGCCATGGCAGCTGGATTTTACACATCCAAACATGCCGTTGACGAAGAACTATACACTTCACCAACTGCGGAGCAGGAAGAAGACGCTAATGCGGTGGCATCAGCACAACACTCTTCGGTGAACTCTACGAGCCTTATGGGCTTTGTGAGAACCTTCTGTGTAGCAAGGGGACTGCCTGTCCCTACTGATTTGATTCGAGAAGTCGAACAAGTCATGTTTTTGGTAGCAATATTGGACGGTGTGGAGAATTATTTGGCTGCGTGTGCAGCCATCCTCCAATATATATCAAGTCATACTAAAGGAGCAGTCACCGTGATGGTGTACGATCTCATGTGTGAAACACTTAATGTTTACCAGACTCAGTCTGGTGAACTTGAGTATGACACGAATGATGAGCTCCAAATCAAGAAGAGTCAATCTATGTTTTCTGTGATGCAACAGATGAAAGATAACTGGGACACAGTTAAACATAATGGTCTCTTCAAACACGTATCCAAAGTTTTGGGTATTTTGGTTAACGTCGGCGTCTGTGAATTGACCGATGTGACCTTCTCTGTCAAGGGTTTTAAACTCTTGGCGCCTGAATTAGAAGTTGTCCAAGCGGACGCCTTCGATCTCATGGATGCAGTTTTAGCGAGTGCCACTTTCTTTTTGACAAGCGCTGAAGCGGCCAAAAATTCGGGATCCCTACGCCCTTTTCTCACTGGTAGTGGCGAACTTGCCACACTCGATGAGAGATATGTGCGCGTGGTTTCTGAGTGGGACCTTGTTAAGAATGGAAATCTTGAGAAGGAGACTGGCCGCACGGATGCTGAATTCAACAAGGAAATGATCTTTGTAATGGAAAGCTTCCGTGTACTTGGACTAAAACTCAAAGGCCCGGAGAAGACGATTGTGCAAGGAAAGTATATTCGTCTGGCAACCATGAGAAATGATTTTCTTGTGTACAAAGTGAATTCTGGCATCAGAAAGGCCCCTTATGCCATTGAGTTGTATGGGAGAAGTAAACAAGGAAAGACCACATTGTGTGATCAGGTTCTTGATGTCTTACTCACAAGCGCCGGATTGTCAATTGAAAAGTCTGATAGGTGTTCTTTGAACGCATCTGACAAATTCATGTCCAATTGGACGACAGACAAGACAGTGTTGATCATTGACGATCTGGCCAACGAGAAACCCATGTTTGTGGAACGACCGCCCACAAGAGCCATCATTGATGTGTGTAACAATAACCCTTTTACTGCGAACATGGCAGATTTGGGTGCAAAAGGCAAAGTTTTTGTGGAGCCTCACCTAGTGGTGGTTACTACGAATAAGAAGAGTCTTGATGCCCACACATATTCGAATTGCCCGTATTCCATTCAACGCAGAATGGATGTGGTGATTACTGTGAAGGCAAAGGACAAGTACCAAGTCTTACATGACGGTGCCACTCAAGGCATAGACAAGCGACTTGTCAATAAATCCTTCACAACAGATTCTGGAGGTACGAGTCAATTCAACGAAGATTTGTGGGAGCTCACAATTGAACGAGCATTGGAACCAACAACATTGGAGGCCACAGCCACATATGCAGTCATAAAATGGAAAGGCAAGGAACTTAGAGATGTCTCTTTCAAGACAGCTGTGAACTACTTGGTTGAAGATTTTGCTTCACATAGGGAAAGCCAAGTGCAATTGATCCAGAACTCCAAGAAACGAGTTTTGCATTTGTGTAAGGTAGATGGATGCAAACAAGTCAGAGGACTTTGTCAGATTCATCACAGCGTTCAAATGGGAAAATTGTACGCTGAAGAAAGTAGATACGAACTAAGTACCAACCCAGTTGGTGCTATAGTTGCGGAAGGCTTAAATGAAATCCTTGGAACGGCTTCCAAAGATTTTTCCATGTTCCATAGGTGGTTTCATGTTTCTGCCGAGAAAACATTGACCTTTGGAATGACCACAGCCGCATACATGTTTCTCAAGAAATGGGACTGGATGTGCGTGCTCCCCACGAGCCTCGTGAAGAGTCCTGTGTTCTTGAATGCCATGTTACTAAATAATCCCCGAGAAATTGGGAGACGAATTAAAGTACGATCTGCGAAGAATTGGCTTGTATGGGCGGCGTATTGTGCATTTAGTGCATATCATATACGCAAGCCCAGAGAGTTAATAGCATCGGTAGCAATTCCTACTTGCTATGCCGCATTTCGTCAAGTAACGATGGCTGGTATCTGTTGCGAAATGTATCAAAAAGATCTAGTGAAACGCAATTCACTAGACACTATCGCTCGCATTTACAGAGATGATATTGCGGCTAAGGTGACTAAAGCTGCGGGTGCAACGGCAACGTTGTATTTGTTGCTTAAGGCTTTTCGATTGATGAGATCTACGTATGCAGAACAAGGAGCTTTGAATCCTCAGAGCGCGATAGAAGTCGCAGCTCGCGACGTGGAACACAATCCCTGGTCACCAACTGGGATATGTGCAATGCCACAGCCGATTAGTGATGAAAGTAGAACTACCACACATGACAATCTCAGTAAAACTGTCGAGAAGAATTTGATGTTTGTACAAATGTCCATAAAAGGCGTTGAATATGGAGCAAATGCTCTATTTTTGACGTCTAACGTGGTCATGTTGCCGCACCATTACTTTAAAGATGGAGTTGAAGATATACCTGTGACTTTTTACAAGTGTAATCCTTTCCAGTGTGGAGGAAAATTTTGTGCCAGACTGTCTCTCACTGCATCAGTGTTGATTCCAGGTACTGATCTTAGGATCTGCTACTGTCCCACGGGAGGATCGTACAAGAACATCATCAAGTTCTTTCCCACCGCGCCCATGTCCAGGCACGGTTTTAAGATGATGTATCGCAACATCAAAGGAGAGACGACCACCAATGCAGGTGTTGCCTGTCCAGGCATGGTTACCACATACAAATCATTCTATGGCGGTTATTATGAAAATTTGACAGAGCCCACCTTTGAAGGTTTGTGTGGCGCAGCCCTAGTCTCCGATACTAGAGGTTGTTCTATCTCAGGTATACATCTGGGAGGAAAAGAAGGAGAAAAGTCAGGTTGCTATGGAGTAGCGACACAGACGGAACTCCATTCTGCTATGTCTATACTATCCAAGATTCAGGGAGTGTTGATAAGTGGAAAAGCAGAGAAATTTGCAAATCAATCATATGGTCAAACCCTTGTGGTTTCAGCGCCTGCACACCCTAAAAGTGTGACGCGCTACTTGCCTCACGAAAGTCAAATCGTGTACTATGGTAAAACGTTAGGGATGACATCGTCTCACAGTCGTGTGACTGTGACTCCAATAAGTCCTTTCGTATCAGAAGTGTGTGGTAGACCGAATATCTATTGTGCGCCTAAGATGCAGCCTGAGTACTATGGTTGGCAAAAGTGTCTGGAAAATATGTCTCATCCAGGCAAGCCTTTTGAGCACAAGTTGTTGCAGAGAAGTATGGACGACTATGTTGGACCGCTACTCACAATTTTTAAGAGAAAAGAATTGTGGGGTGACATACGTCCTTTAACAGACATTGAAAACATAAATGGGATTCCAGGCAAGAAATTCATTGACGGCATTAAGATGTATACTGCAATTGGCTTTCCTCTTGTAGGTAGGAAAGACAAGTACACTCTTGACCTTGTACCAACAGAAGAGTATCCGCACCTCAAGACGTTCAAGCCCCAGATTTGGGAAGAAATAGAACGGCATTTTGAACTCTACAGACAAGGAGAGCGCGCTTTTCCTGTGACGAAAGCGTGTAAAAAGGACGAGGTATTGGCGAAAGCAGACAAGTGTAGGATTTTCTACAGCAATCCCATATCGCTTACTTTTGCCATACGAAAATGGTTTTTGCCACTCATTCGCATTTTGCAAATGAACCCATTGGTTAGCGAATGTGCAGTGGGCATCAATTGTCATGGTCCCGAGTGGGATGAATTGTACACCCACATGCTTCATCATGGGAAGGAGAGATTATTTGCAGGAGACTACAGCAAGTACGATCAAAAGATTCCTTCCCAGTTACTGTTGGCGAGCTTTCGAATACTTATTGACTGTGCACGGGAGTGCAATTATTCGGAAGAAGATATCACGTGTATGGAAGCATTGTCTGGAGATGTTGTTTTCGCTTTGATTGCTTATAATGGTGACCTCATCGGACTTACAGAAGGGTCCCACATCAGTGGAAATTCGCTCACTGTGATCTTGAATGGTATATGTGGAAGTTTGAATCTTAGAAATTATTTCTACACCCAATACCCAGGTCTGAAAGAGTTCCGTAAGTATGTGAGCATGGTTACCTATGGAGATGACAATGGAGGTAGCGTGTCACGCAAATGCCCAAAGTTCAACGTGAAAGGTTGTTCTGAATATCTTGGCAAATATGGGCAAACGTACACCATGCCAGATAAGGATAGTGAATTACTACCCTATGTTGAAGAGAGTAGTTTTGAATTTCTCAAACGAAAGAATGTGTACCACAAAGCAATGAAGTGCTCTGTTGGGGCGCTTTCCGAAGATTCGTGTTTCAAGATGCTGCATTGTGTCGTGAGAGAAAAGAATTCGCCCAATACCATGGACGAAGTGTGTGCGGCCAATATCGAGACGGCCTTGAGAGAATGGTTTAATCATGGACCAATACACTTCGAGAAACGAAGAATGGAGATGGTTGATGTCGCCAGGAAGGCCGGCATAACACATCTGTGTACAGAGCTTCATGATACCTATGAGGATCGGATAACCAAATGGAATCTGATTTATCGTAAGTAGTGTGAGCTCAGACTTGGTCTGTCTGTAAAAGAATCCTGTCTATCGATCGACATTAAACTGTTTCCGTAACTCCATGGAAACGCCACGGCTAAATTAAAGAGAGTTGTATGCGTATGGTTACCGCAGTGCAGAATGACTTACTGTATTGTAGGCTGCGTATATAAGGAAGTGTTTCTTATTTAAGAAAGAGTCGCCGCTCTAGTCAGAACAGGAACACGAAATGAGTGCAATCGTGTTTCTTCAAAAATCACTCGGAAATAATTGCAAAAGTACATGTACCTTCGACATTTGTCAAGGAGCCGAAACCGACGTATTGAATTCCCCAGGGGAAATCGTGCATGGTGATAAAACAAACCAGGGAGTGGAAAGTCTAAATGATCCTAGCTTAGCTAGTGATTATAACCCCGAATGCAGCAGTGCATCAGACAATAGTAGCATGGATACAGTTCAGCTAGCCCGGAAAAGAAAATGGGCTTGTTTGAAGGAAATATATACTACTCAATGTGGATTACTCTACCCACTAAATCTATTAGAGTATTCATCTTCGGATGACGACACGTGGAGTGATGATTATTACTTCGACGTGCAAATGGGTGACATGACGACAGACATTGGAACCGCAAACAAAGAGGAGACTCAAGAAAACGTAAGCTTTCTTGATCAGCATGAGGATCATACTTCAGAAGTGAAGAGTGTGATTGATCCCACGCGAAAGTTGTCGGATATGAATAATACGCAGCTTAATGATTTCTTTTCGAGACCTATCAAAATTGCCACCTACAAGTGGGAGATGGGAACTCTGCTAAATGAAGAATTCAACCCTTGGAGTTTGTATTTCGAGAACAAACGTGTGTCCAACCGCATCAGTAATTATCATCTTTTGCGTTCGAACTTGCGCATCAAATTCACACTCAATGGATGCGGATTTCACTACGGAAGGGCCATTGCATCGTACCTTCCTCTGTTCTCTCATGACCAGTTGTCATTGACCAATTATTTGGATGAGGATGTCACACAGGCATCGCAACTTCCACATGTGTATTTGGACCCTACGACGTCACAGGGCGGAGAAATCTTGGCACCATTCTATTTTTACAAGAATGCCCTAACAATTCCTAATTCACAATGGGAAGAAATGGGACAGGTCAATCTGAGAAGCATCAATTTGCTGAAGCATGCAAATGCTGGATTGGACAATGTGACTATTAGCGTGTTTGCCTGGGCTGAGGACATAGACTATTCTGTTCTTACTACGACCGAACCTGATACGATGGTCCCTCAAATGGGAGAGATTGATGAAGCAAATGCTAAGGGATTTATCTCAGGACCCGCAACAGCAGTTGCCAAAATTGCGAGTGCCTTCAAAGGTGTGCCACAAATTGCGCCATTTGCGACGGCCACAGAAATTGCAGCTCGTACTACAGCTGCATTGGCTAAACAGATGGGATATAGTCGACCACCAATCACGAAATGTCCAGAGCCATTCACCGCAATTGGTATTTCCTCATTGGCACTTACTACTGTGCCTGAGACGACACTCAAACTTACGGTGGATGATAAACAAGAACTTAGTGTAGATCCAAGAATTGCAGGGTTGGGTGGCGATGACCCCATGAACATCAAGTCTATTGCACAGAAGGAAACGTACTTGACCAAATTCTCATGGCCTATTACAGGCGTATCAGAGGACTTGTTGTGGAACACTGCTGTTTCACCCGTTACCTGGACTAAAAGTGCGAACGCTTTTCATTTCCCAGCATGTGCATTTGCGGCATTGCCCTTCAGGCATTGGAGTGGATCGATGAAGTTCCGCTTTCAAGTAGTCGCTTCTGCTTATCATAAGGGTCGTATCAAGATCGTGTTTGACCCTATCAGAGTAGCTTCTCCAGAATACAATGTAGCTTACACACAGATTGTGGACATCGCCGATGAAACGGATTTTACTATTGAGGTAGGCTCTGCGCAAACCGTCACACTGATTGATCACCATTACCCAGGCCAGGATTTGGTAACCAAAGTACATAAAAGTGATGCGGCTCTACTCAACACCAAAGGAAATGGAATCTTGGCGCTATATGTCATGAACGAACTTACGAGTCCCAACTCTACTGTGAACAATGACATTGAAATTAACGTGTTCGTGAGCGCAGGCGAAGACTTTGAAGTGTACGAACCGGATTCGTGGTTCCAGAATTTCGTCTTCAAACCTCAGATGGGAGTGCTGAACAATCTTTTGAACAGTAATACATCTGAGCCTAGTGCTCCAGCACACAATCAGACGTACAGATTGGGAGTGGGAAATACCCACAGCGACCTAGTGAACAAAGTGTACACAGGAGAACGCATTGAGTCGTTTCGTAGCATGTTAAAACGCTACAATAACCATTGCATTCTCACTAATGTCACTACAACTTCGACGCGAAGTTTGGCCGGATCAAGAATGAATTTTCCTTATTTGAGAGGTAAAATCGGAAACACACTGCATTCCACTGCGGGAGCGACTGGATACAATTATGCAAACACAGTATTGCTTCATTGGGTTACAGGAGCATTCCAAGGTTGGCGTGGTGGCATTCGATACAAGTTGCTTCCCAGGGGATACATGGACTCTAACAATATGATGTCCACGTATATTGAGAAAGGAATGATTGGTGAAGATTGTTATCGCGACAAATATATTCTTAGTCCCAACGTGAAATCCGACAGTGAACGCGCGTATGGAGGCGTGATCAACAATGATATCGATGGACCTAGTCTTGATGTCATGCCCACTGGAACAAGAGGAGCCTTGTTCTCACCCGGTACACTCAATCCCAACGTGGAATTTGAAGTACCATTTTACTCCAGGTATAGATTCGTGCCTGGAAAGCCATATGATCTCACGAGTGGCGTGTCCCAATGGACTGCCCCGTGGAATTATAGAATCTCTGGCGAATTCTTACATACAACTGAAATTGATTGTTGGGTATCAGCAGGAGAAGACTTTCAAGTCTACTTCTTTACTGGTATTCCTAAAATGTTTTATGAAAACGCCCCGCCCTTGCCAGGTTAGCAAGG